GAAAGATAAAGTTAGCTGCGGTTCATATTGAGAAACCTTTATTCGTGCACAATTAGTCAATTATGAATTCCTTATTCTTGATAAAACGATATGGGAAGGAGATTGAGCCAAGCATCCTTTCCCATTATGAAAATGCAGAACGTTTTATCTGGGTCAACACCGGAGATAAAGACCTTATACCAATTAAGATCGATCTGCCGGAGCCGCCGGAATATCATCTTATAGAAGGCTTTGGATTGCCAGCCAGGGAGCAGAAGTATCATCCCATGAAAGTCCCAAAGAGACTTAGGGAGATACAATCTAAGTTTGATACTATCGATGAGATATGGGACGAGATAGAGAATCATAAAGACATTTACGATAATGAGATAAACTTCATCATAGATGCATGGAAGAGGCGACTTAATGGTCACTGGTTCTTTAATAACGGAGTGCCGACATATATCGATGGATGGCATGACTTCTATTGTAGTTGGTGGAATATTGATGTGGGGCTACCGAAGTACAGAGACAGGGACCGGAGGTTTTTTCTTTTTGCACGGAAGATATTCAACGAGACAAAGGCACCCAGATGTAACGACAAGGGCTTCGCGGTAAAGAACGAGAAGGGCGAATATGAATGGATAGAGTTCGGGAGACGTATATTTTATGGGTTCAACTATCCTAAACACAGAAGGGAAGGAGCGACATATAAGGCTGAATGCATCAACTATGAGATCATAAGCCGTACCATCGGGGCATTTGGAGGCATACAGTCCATGAATGACGTACAGGCCCGTAAATGCTTCCTGAGACATCTTGTCGCACCATGGAAAAAACTTCCATTCTTTTTCAAACCGAATTATGAAGGATCGACATCTCCAAAGACAGAGCTTTCATTTAGTCCTCCGGCAAAGAGGTTGTCCTCGAGAGGATCATTATCTACCTCGGAGCTTGGCTTGGAATCAGGTATTAACTATGAGATGGCCGACACCTCAGCATACGACGGTGATAAGTTATATTTCCATCACGATGATGAAGTAGGGAAACTGAAAAAAGGATTGTCGTGCTGGGATCGTCATACTGTTGTGAAAGAATGCCTTGTCATGGGATCGGAGATAATAGGATTTACCATCAAGACATCTACCGTGGGAGAGATGGAGAAGGGAGGAGGTCGCATATTCAAGCATCAGTGTAAGATGAGCGACTACTACCAGCGCACACCTAACGGACAGACACCTTCCGGACTTGCAGTGTTGTTCATTCCTGCCGATGATGGATTGCAGGGCTTCATTGATGAGTTTGGGATGAGCGTCATTGACACACCGACAAAAGCACAGGCTGAGTTCATAGGGCATAAGATAGGAGCCAGAGAGTACTTATTAAACCGGAGAAAGGGATATATCGACGCCGGAGATCAGGAAGGGTTATCGGAAGAGATAAGACTATACCCGATACGGTTTGCAGAGTGTTTCAGGACAGCACAGAAGGACTCTGGATTCAATATGCATAAACTGGAGACATATATTGATGATCTGTCATTCAGCAAGGGATTAACTGTCCGAGGGAACTTCGCATGGAAAGACAATAAGAGAGATAGCGAAGTTCTATTCATAGAGAATCCTAATGGGAAGTTTATTGTAAGTCATCAATTAAACCGTAATGAGGCAAACCGCAGATGGTGGAGCGAAGAAGAAGAGTCGTGGATGCCCGGGAACACACACTGGGGAGTAGCAGGAGGCGACCCATTCAAGTTCAACAAGACAGAACAAAACCGTAAGTCCAACGGAGGAGGTGCAGTAGTCAAGAAGGGAAAAGTCAGGGACGGAGATTTCTCTCTGAGAAGGAGCTTTGCATGTACCTATTCTAACCGAACATTTGATAAAGACATATACGCCGAGGACATGCTTATGATGTGCATATACTACGGAGTTCAGATGTTCCCCGAGATAAACATACCTCTTTTGTGGGATTACTTTGAGGCAAGGGGTTATGGAGGATTTCTGTTATACAAAGTAGATCCGAAGACTTTCGAGTTCGGCAAGACCCCAGGAGGACAGACAAGCGATAAGATCAAACAGGACATCTTTGGAGAGTACATGACATGGATACAGAACGAGGCCGATGGAGAGAAGCATATCGAGGTATTAGAGGAGTGCAGGGATATAGAAGGGCCGGAGGACATGCCCAACTATGACTTATTCACAGCCGGAGGCTATGCGTTGTTAGGGACTCATGGAATCTACGACACAATAGCAGAGATGGCGGAGCAGGAATACTCACTGGACTCTTATGTGAAGAAAAGGAAGTACGGTAAGAAATAAAAATTCTAACTTTATACAAAATTTCACAAATGTCATTACCCTATTATAGCGAATATAGCACCGGATCATTCCCCTTTCCTGAAGATAACATCAATCCAAAAAAGAAGGATGCGGAGTGGGCACGGAAGTGGGGACAAGCCATGATCTCGTTGTGGCTTAAAAATCAGACCGCGATACCATACAACAAAGTCAAAGAAATACAGGAACTACGTGACCTGGCAAACGGCAATCAGGATATCACACGTTACCAGAAGATATTGCTTGACGAAAGTGAAGAAGATGGATCCATGGAAGGGTTTATGAACATCTCTTTCGACGTATTCTCGGTCATGCCTAAGTTCTTGCGTGTTGTTGAGGGAATGATGGAGCAGACAGAACATCAGGTTGTGGCCACAGCCATTGACCCCAAAAGTTCACAGGAGAAAGAAGAGATGAAACTGCGGACTGCCTTCAATATGAAATACCACAACATTATCAGTTCTATTGAGAAAGGACTTGGCATTGAGAGCGGGAGTGAGTTCATGCCGGAGACAATAGATGAATTGGAATTATATGCCGGACTTGGAGGGTTTAAGCTTTCCCGGGAGACAGAGATGGAAGAGGGACTGGATTATACTTTTTACATATCCGATTGGCCGGAGATACGCAAGAAGATACGTCGTGACCTTATGACGTTCAACGCATTCTGTATAAGAGATTATACTGATCAGTATGCCGGCAAGGTCAAACTAAGATACGTTGACCCGGCAATGTTCATAGGGCAGTTCTCCAGTTCCTATGAGCACCGTAAACTGGAATGGGGAGGCGAGATCATACAGGAATCCATAAGCAACATCGTTAAACAGGACCCGACTATTGATCCGGACAAGTTACAGAAGCTTGCAAGGATGAATAACGGACTTAACGGCAATCCCCAACTGACAGATACGGATTTAGCAACTGCCTTTTCTCAAGACACCTACAAATGTGGATGGAGTGGATTTATGGTTGACGTACTGGATTATGTATGGAAGTCTATTGATAGTGAATATTGGACCACAAGGAAAACTCAATACGGAGAAGACCTGAAGTACAGGGAAGAATGGGGAGTGGTAAAGAACACCGACAAGAAAAAGACAGAGATATATCCGATTCACATGGAGTACAAGGCCAAGTGGATCATTGGCACAGAGATAATATATGACTTCGGATACGAGCAGGATATATTAAGAGAGAATGGCAAAGATGTTATTCTTCCTTATCATTTCTATAAATACCCGGACAAAGCTATCGTTCAGTCAGCAGAGCCAGCCTTACATCAGATAGAACTTGCACATCTGAAATTACAGAACGCACTTGCCATGGCAGCCCCCGCGGGAGTATCTATTGAATACACGTCGTTGCAGAACATGAAACTCGGTGGTAATAAGATGGAACCATTGGAGATATTAAGAGTTCGGAAACAAACTGGCGATCTTGTCTATAAAGCCACAACACATAAAGGACAGGTCAATATACCCGGAGGATACAGACCCGTACAGGAACTTCAGGGAGGCATAGGATCTCAATTGGATGAGTTCATAAAGATATTTGATCTGTATATAAACTTCATCCGAGAACTTACAGGGGTGAACCAGATAGCTGATGCCTCAACTCCTAACCCAGAACAGTCAGTAGGAGGTTCAAAGATGGCCGTTGCAGCCACAAATAATGCATTGAGGCCTATCTACTCAGCCTATCTTACAGGCAAGGAGAGGGCGGCTAAGAATGCATGTCTGAGGATGCAGTTACTTATTAAGCATAGCAAAAAAGCTTATGAAGGATATATCCCCGTGCTTGGAAGAGCAGGAGTAGAGATCATGAAAGTCAGTGCCGACGTTGTGGATGCCAACTATTATATCAAGTACGAGGCAAAGCCTACCGGAGAACGTACCGAAACCATAAGACAGGCAGCGATAGCAGCTATGTCGCCGGACAGGGATGGAGTAAAAGGTATTGAACTTCCTGACTTCTTGCTTATAGATCGTCTATTGGATAACGGAAACCTAAAATACGCAGAAGCATTTCTGAATTATCGCAGTCGTAAAAACAAAGAAAGACAACTTCAACTCCAGAGAGAGAACATGGCTTTGGATAAACAACGCGAACTTGAAGCCATAGAGATTAAACATAGAGCGGAACTTGAAAGGACTACGTTTGAGACCAACGAGAAGATCAGATTTGAGAGGGCAAAGAAGGAAATTGAAGAGGAATTTGAAGCAAAAGCCTTTGAGAGAGAAAAGGAGAAAATAGCATTACAGGCGACGTTAAGCGCTATCGGGAAGAGCGCAATGGCACCTTCTGAGAGTTCGGCAGTATAAATTCATATATTTGTAATCAATAAAAATAAATTGCTATGGCAAAGAACAAACTTGAAGGCAGACAGGCAGAAGTAGAAGCACTAAAAGGAATTCCCGGCATTGAAGTCGGAGATATCCTTAACCAGATTGCAGCAGCCAGCGGAGAGGAAATAACAAAACCTCCCGAACAACAGCAAGGAGGAGCACAAAATTCCCCGGAAGGCAAGGCAGCAGAGACAACCAAACCAGGCGAAGCAGGATCCGCACCTGACGCAACCGGCATACTGAAAGAGATTTTCGGTGATCGGTTCACGTCAGTAGACGATCTGAAAAAGAATATACCAGTTATCCTCAGAGAGCATGATGAGCTGAGACAGCAAAATCAAACTCTTCTGGCAGAGAAAAACGATCTCACTGGCAAGCTCAGTGTAAAGCCAAAGAACAATTTCGCGAATGATGACGTGGCTTTGTTTAACGAGTTTGTGAGGACAACAGGAGTAAAGAGCTTTGATGTATTCAACAGGCTTAACAGTACTGACCTGGCCAACGTGGATCCCATGGAGGCTATTGTACTTGAGAGACTGATGGAGACACCTGAGCTTATAGCAAAGGAGGCACAGCTTCGCAAGCATGTAGAGAATACATACAATGTGAATCCCGAGCAAGTGACAGAAGAGGAATTGGAGATAAACAAGATTGGACTGGCCCGAGAAGGGAGACAGGCCAAACTAAGACTCCAGGAATTAAAGGGGAAGTTAAAAATTCCCGAACAAGACCAGAGTACGTCCCCGGAAGAGAAGCAATGGACGCCGGAACAAGTATCCCAGGGTAAGACTATCTGGGATGTTGCTAACAAAGCAATGGGAGAGAAGCTTTCAAAAGTACCTATCTATTTCCCGGATACAAAAGAGCCTTTTATCAATTTCGTAATACCGGAAGAGAAACAAAAGGAAGTACATGACATGGCTTTGAATTTTGCAGTAAGCAACCAAATGGAGCCTACTGAGAAGAATTTAGAGATCGTGGCAAAGATGATGTATTCGGAGCATCTGATAAGGAATCTTGGTCTTATCGCGCATTCTATATTTGAGAAGGCACGAACAATGACCGAGGAGGAAAAGCTTAAATTCTACAGCAACCCTTCAAAACTCGGGGGAGATACAGCCCCAATACAAAGAGGAGGTGCTGAAGAAGATGACCCAGAAGTCCAGAAGAATAAAATCTTCGAGGCCGAAAAAGGTCGCATGTAACACAGTAAACGTAAGAGGCAAATATTTTATGTTTAATCAAACAATTAAAATTTAAACAATGGGACCCGAAGCAATTGCCCAAATATATGCCTCTGATATAGTATCAGGTTTTGACATTCACAAACCAGAGAACCTTAACGAGCTTTTCAGTCGTTTTGGTGATCAGGGCGCATCTTACTTCCAGTTACTCAGATCCATGGGATTTGAGCAGGAGGTATCACTTGACGAATATGGACACTGGGAAGAAAACCGTATCCATGAGATTATACATGTTAAAGACATTGTTGCACAGCCTGCAGTAGGCGATCCTATAACATTTGTCCTTGACGCACAGGACTTGGATGTGAACAAGAACTTCTATCCGAGACTTTATGACCAGGTGCTTTTTAAAAACGAAGTGCCCGGCTCTATCGTTGACATTGACACCACAGACCCGGCCAACCCTGCAGTTACCGTTGAGCCAAACGAAATCACAGACCAGATACCTGCACTTGCTGCTGGAGAAGAACTTGTAATTCACTCCGATGCATGGTCAGAAGGTTCCGGTCAGCCTGATCCCGCACTCAGGGGGACATGGAGATATGATAACGTCTGCCAGATCATCAAAGAGACTATCGGGTTTACCGGTACTGAGATGACAAACCAGACATGGTTTAAGATCAACACCAAAGGGCAGTCAATACCAGCTTACTATTTCCTTGGACAGACCGACATAGACTATCGGATGGCGCTGAAGATTGACGGAGCCTTGATGTGGAACAAGATCACAACCAACCCAGGCATCATAGATCCCGATACCGGACGTCCGATAAAGACAACCGAGGGTATGATACCTTACATCAGGCGAGTAGGAAACGAACAGACCTATGTATCAGGAGCTTTTGATGTTGATGAGTTTGACGAAATGGATAACACACTGGATAGGGAGCATGCAGGAAACTACATCCTTGGTCTGCTTGGGATAACCTTGCATCAGGATATTGAGAATTCTCTTGTGACCTATTTCAACAACACGAACATCAACTTCGTTAAGCCAGCAGTCAACAGTGTGCTTTTCAACAACAACGAATCGCTCAGTGCTTCCGTGAACTTCACCTATCTGACAAAGTCGGAAAGGACATTCCTTATGAAGAGAATGGGTGTCTTCAACAACCCCAAACTCTATGGAGCTACTGGTTACGACATGCCGAAATATGGTATCTGGATGCCTATCAACAGGCGTAAAGACCCCGTATCAGGTAATATGGTGCCTTCCATTGGCTGCAGATACAAAGGACTCGGCAAATACAGCCGCAGGATGGAAGTATGGCAGGTCGGTGGAGCTGGCGAAGGACTGAAAGTTACGGAGTTTGACAACAGATATACATACATGAGGGCTCACATAGGGGCGCATTTCCGCGGTGGAAATCAGTTCCTCCTCATGGAACCGTAAACCCAAGATGATGAAAAGAAGGATCGACTGTCCGGTGAAGGACTTCAAATAAGAAAAGCGTCCTCCTTTTCTTTTTAATTTGAAACCAATTTTTAAATGCTATGCTATACAAGAATGACGAACCGTACAAATTGCTGCCAAATGACACGAAAGTGCTTTTTGACAAGTTCAAGAAATTCCCGTTAACAATCATCTATCCCCCGGAAAGGGTGGTAAAGAGCAGGTCTAAGGAGAACACAACTCCAGACAAGCCAAACTCCATGTCATTCCCTTTAAGTGCGACTGTCAAGTCCATCAAGGGTACAGAACACTGGAGATATGCCGAGAATGTGATCATCAAAGAACACGGAGTAAGAAAATATACTCCCAAAAACTTTCATTTCAACGGGCAGTTTTCCTTTGAAGAGAAGGATGTTGAATTGGCATGGTTTCTCTATACCAAGTCATCCTACGGCAAGGGATGTCTGAATTACAACGGCAAGACAGCCAAGTTCATGTTTGAGGACAAAATATCGGAAGCAGAAAGAAAGGCTGATGTCGAGTCTGAAAAGACAAGGTTTAAGAACATGATCTATGGTGGTGAACTCGGACTGTCAGAAGAAAGACTGAGAGCCGTTGCCAAGGCTTATAACATCCGTAACGTGGACAATCTTTCTTATTCTCAGGTTAAATTAGCCGTTGAACACACCGTCGAGAGAGACACTAAGGGAGGGATGAAGAAGTTTATTGAGATGACTCACATGGATGACTTCATTAAGACCCGTTCACGACTGCAGGTACTTCTTGACAGCGCCAAACTCAGGTATGACATACCAAAGAAAGAATGGCAGTGGATAGAAGATGGCAAGAGGGTAGAAGGAATATGCAAAGTTCCCCCGGGGGCCAACCCAAACGATGTCCTTTATGATCACTTCATGGGAAACAGAAGTTTTCAGGAGACAGTGGAACTCGTAGAGAAGGCAGGGAAGGTCACTGTGGAAGAATAGGTCAGATATTGACTATTGTTCTTTGACTATGCTAATATGTCGGCACCGGATTATTAACTCGATCCGGTGTCTTATTATATGGAATTTAGTAATTTTATGCAATAAACTTAAAAATTAAGGCAATGGGATATCGCGCTAATAAAAATGATGTTGCAGTGGGTAATGGTGGAGCCGGAACACCTCACGCATGGGATATCATCGGTGATCACGGGCATGATCTTGAAGGTAATATCGTTTGTGCATTCATGAGTCTTGATGAAGATGGTGGCACTTTCACGGAGATGAAAGAAGAGACAACTATTGGGCACGGAGGAAAGCCAGGTGTGTCAGAAGATGTTCCCGCAAGGTATCTTGGTTATACCTATCCTCAGAATGTAGTTTTTGAAGGTAACTACACAAGTCTTGTGCCGGCAGCAGGAAAATTATTCAAAGTGTGGTTCTTAAAATAACCAGTAATGGGCATAGGTAAGATTGGCTTAAGACGTATTGGACTTCGTTATGCAACAACAGGACTTGGTGTTGTCGCCCCCGACGGCGCACCCTCGGCATTGATTGCAGTACCGTATTCAGCAACACGGATAGATGTATTTTGGACAAATGGAAGCACTAATGAGGATAGTTTCAACATTTATGGTTCAACAGATGGGGTAAATTTCTCTGTCTAT